GATTGGCTGCATTACATTCTTTTTTCAGTATTGGTATTGTGATTTGGGTCATTTATTCATTATTTGCAGGAAAGACGTACATCGTCACCGAAGTTCCGACAGGGGTTGCGAGTGCTTGGGGTCTAGCTTCAACAGATTATAGTTCTACACAGGATTTGATATACAACGGTGGTTCATCCTTTTGTGACACTCTCAGTAATTACGAATTCAAATACTCTAATGACTGGTACTATAGCGCACCATTATGTGCGTTCTATACAGGGGCTGAATTAATATCAAAGTTACCTTCTGGTAATGTAATGTTTTTTACAACCCACATATCTGAAACAATCAAACAAAGATATAATAAACCCTCTATTGGGTGTATTTCCGACTCAAATGGTCTAGGAGAAGCGACAGAAGTTATGGGAAGATGTGAACATTCAAAGTCTACAAACTTTTTAGCACCCGGTATAGAAGATAGTTATTTCGCATTCAATCATTATTTTGATTCTCGTATACAATCTGGAGCAAAACCACTTACGTATGTTAGGAGAGAGGGGTTTGACGATAATCTATACACATTTGAGAGGGGTTCCGCGATTCGTCTGAAAGTGTCTGAGTGGTTAAACATTACAGGAATTGAACTCGATAAACCATTCAATGAACAGAATGTAGATGGTTTAGATATCACGGGTTTCAATGGTGTGGGAGAAGACACCGAAAAGTACCCATACGTGAGAACCAGTGGGTTGCGCTTAAATATAGAGGTCAAGTATCATAACTTCCACCTTGACCGAGTATTACATACAGATATGGGGGGTGAAGATGTGTACGCTGTCGTGACAGTATCCCCCAAAATTGGTTGGTTCTCCAAAGGTGATGAAATATTGTATAGCCAAGTCGGTGGTGGTGCAGCATTTGACATAAACAACCCAATTAATTTGACAAGTGGGCAACCAAATGGTATGTATTACGATTTTTACAGGTATGGTATATTATTTGATATACAACAAACTGGTTTAATTGGGGAAATAGACTACCTTTTCATTCTCATGCAATTTACATCTGGTATTGTTCTATTAGGACTTGCGACTACACTTGTTGGCTTCATTGCTAAATTTGGTTTAGGTGACAAGTCTGAATTATATAGAGGTGCCATGTTAGAGACGTTTGATATCCGACGTGAAGCTGCTCGGTACGCTACCCAAGCGTGTGTTGCCACCAAAAGTTTTAAAGAGGCTGACACTGGTGGTTCGGGTAATTTAGATTTTGATGAGTTGAGAACTCTCATCAAAGAGTCTTTCGCTAAAAGTTATTTAGATGATGGCGTTGATGACCACTTCAGCTTCAACGAAAAAGAAATTACTGCGATGGCGTATTACCTCATGAGAGCAGCTGATGAAACCCTAGACGAAAGGATTTTAGAACAACGTGAGAAAACAGATGAACAATTACGAGATTCAACGATATCATTACATGAATGGCAAGAGTTATCTACAACAGGTGTTTTAAAAAGAAAAGATCTTAAATCTACCTCAAAAGAACAACTCGAGGCAGCTGGGTGGAAGAATAGTATTTTAAAAAGATTGAAAAGTTCTACTTAAAGAATTGATGTGTATATTAATCAGCGTGGGGGGCGGTGTGGAGGACGTGGGTTCTCGGTGTCGCATTCATAGCTCAGTGGTAGAGCGCAAGCTTAGTAAGCTTGAGGTCAGGGGTTCGAAACCCTTTGAGTGCATTCATTGTTTTTACTATTTGACATACCCCAAATAGTAAAACTAATTTATTCCAATAGCCATGTACTAATAGTATATCTAAACGTATCATTTAACAATTCATTTGTACTGTGTGGGTGTGTCCAAAATGGTGGAAATAATATAGCTTGACATTTTTTAAGTTTCACCTTAATATCTTGGTGTGGAAAACAAAACTCACCACCTTCGTAGTCACCGTTTAATGCAATTATTAAAGAAAATTTTCTTACACTGGGATCACCTTTGTCGGGACACACACTCCCGTCAACATGCTCACGAGTTGCTCCGTGTATTTTTCTTAAATTATAACCACTGTCACTATTAATTGGTGCTATATATGGATTAATAGTTGTAATTTGATTAATCACATTTTTTACAACTTCATATATTTCGTTGTCTATCATCATTGCAAACTTTTTATTTTCAAATCGCGATTTAGTTATACTCTTAGCTCTAACATTTGACCCGGGTTTGTATTTTTCAATGTGACCATTTGTATTATCTATGATAGTTTTGATAGTTTGGCAAAAATCACCTGACACCACATCATCTATTATATATACAGACGACCCAGGTTTTACTTCCATTGTCTTACAATAATTGTTTATTTTTAAATAGCTTAAAATTAAACAATGATTGTAAGACAATGATAACAGCTACACATCCAGTTATTTCAATTAAACAACGTTTTGGTGGACGGGTAAAAGCCATGAGTTTGAATGCCCCACCTCCACCTATTGAGACACCTAATGAGTGGAAGTTTGGACCCTATTCGTGGAAAGCTATCGTTGAATCTCATGACAATACAGGTGAAGTTGATAGAACCTTCATCGGATATAGCCCAGATATGAATATCACCATGAAGACTCAAGTTGCATGTGATAGATATAAGAGAGATGGAACTGAATGTGGAGAAGTTAATCTTATCATGAAAGGTGGTTACAGTAAAGAAGTCATTTTAATGAAAAAAAAAGACAGTGATGTTCTCATTCCAATAACCACGCATTAGGCTATACGCTTTTTACCCCAACCAGGTACACTGATTTTAGTTACTTCGCACCATGGATACGTCTCCTCACCGATAAAGTTTAAAGCCTCTATACCACCAACCATACATTCATTACATGTGCTCATACTATCGTCAATAATACACCCAATTGATAGAGCGCGGCATACATCAATTTTTTTGATTTCATTATCTGTAAAACTATTTGTGAGAATGACATCATGAAAAACACCTGGAAAGAAATGTTCAATCCAAAGTTCAGTGGGTTCTCGGACAATTTCTTGACGACCCGTGACTATATACATTCTATCAACCACTTTATTCAAGTTCTGCATAGCAAATTGGGATCCCTTTATGGGTTGTAAGTTTTTGAAATCTTCAGAAAAGTAAAATTCATTGAGTATTTTTTGTGATTCTTCTTCTGTGCAATTAAAAACTTCTCTATAAAGATAATTATACTTTGGTTGTTTAGGTAATGCAACACCTTTCCATTTAGCCATAGGTTTGAGAAAGTGAACAAGTACTTCATCTACATCTATGGCAATCTTTGTGTTCATATCTTTACTAATATATAAATATATTAAAAGAATGCGGTATAAGTTTATTAACAATGAACATGAAATATTATTCTCATATGTGGGCAGTTATACATTTGGCTGCTCTTAACTTCGATAAAAGTTCGGGTAATGAACTTGAATATACGAATTTTTATCAAAGTTTAGCTGTTACATTAGGGTGTGACGAATGTATAATTCATTATAAAAAATTTATGATCGATAATCCACCAGATTTCACAGATTTATTTGGGTGGACGGTATATCTACATAATAGTGTGAATGAAGTGAGGGGTGGTCCTACATTTGATAGAGATGAATCCCTCAAGTACTGGTCAAATCAATAAGATATTTATCATGATTGATTGATTTCTCACATACATTTTTAATTTTTTCTATTGTACGTTCTACTTCTGGATATTCGTCTTTGTTTACATTTCTTTGGATTGTTTCACTTTTTATGTAATCAACACCACCCATACATTTTATCATATTAGATATAGTAAATGGTGACTTGTTTGCAAGACAATTTGGTTTATCTATGTCAAAATCGTTGATATTATCAAGTGTGCGACTAACTCGTTCTGGAATTGCCTTTTTGAAGTTTCTCCAAAACTCTGTATCGTCACGTGGTGTTAAATAATGTAGAAATACCATATCAACACAATTGTCTACAAAACTTAATACGATTTTATTATAGTCTTCTGTGTATTCTTCGCGTCTATTACGATTAAATATATCTCCAGGTATAGTTTTTGACATTGAATCTAACATATATATCGTTATCATCAAAGATGTAGCTTCAAGTGGTTCTAAAAATCCGTGTGATAAACCGAGGGCTAATGTATTTTTATTGAATGGTTTGGTCGCATATTCGGGTTTGAAATTAAGTTTTCTAGGGACATGTGGTTTGTGTTTTGTTACTTTACAAATTTCTTCATAAACATCTTCATCAGATACAAGATCGGAATCAAACACATATCCACAACCATACCGATTACCTACAGGTATTTTCCACATCCAACCATATTTCATAGCTATAGCTTCTGTAAATGGTGGAGTTGAATCAGTTTTATCAAGGAAAAAAGGCATAGCTCTTTTAACTGGAAGTTCCTTTTCGTATGATTTTACTGGCGACTTGTATATTTTATTAACAAAAAAACGGGCAAATCCTGTACAATCAAATATAAAATCGGTTTTAATTTTTTGTTTTGTATCTAAAATCAATTCAGTAACATAACCATCTGGATCGAGTGAAACATCTTCTATTTTACCAACGATAGTTTTAATACCTCTACTTACACCAACCGTTTGTAAATATTCTGCCATTTTTTTGGCATTGAAATGTAATGCATAATTACAAGCGGCATATGAATCACCCGGAACTCCATCGCTGTTTCGTGGGTGATTTGTAAATGGAACTTTATTATTTTCAGATAACATACAACCAATGTCAACCTTGTCCAAGTTTATTCCGAGTGATAATCCATTAAAATATTCCTGAAGTTCATTTGGACCCCATGTAAATGCATGGTGATAAGAAGTATCGTCACCTTTCCAATTTGTAAATTTGATTGAGTTTTTTAATGTAGAGTCACAATTTTTCACTAAATCGGATACATCAACACCAACCCTTTCCATAAATTGAATAAAATGGGGTGTTGTACTTTCACCTACACCTATAATGGGTGTTTTATCATCATAAACAACTGTTACCTCAGAATCTGGGTAAACAGTATTTGCAAACAAAGCAGCCATCCATCCAGCAGTACCAGCACCAGCTACTACTATACTCATTATTAGTATTAATAGTATAGTAATCTTTAAACTTATTCATAATCTCTAATTACCACACCTATAGGAAATCTAGGTAGACCGAGGGTCGTCAGATTTTGGAAACGCACTGTGAGCATCTTTCCAATGTACTTCTTGTAGTTCTTGTAATGTTCTTGGCGTTGAGTGATTGTACCCTCAGGTCTCACAGTAAATTCCTGACCATTACCAGTCTTACATATCCAAACGACAGCGTTTGCATCCCTACCATGACCAGTCTTCGCACCAATAATTTCATATTCCTCTGTCTGAAACTCCTTGTACTTGAGAAGGTAGTTACTCCGCTTCCCAACTTCGTAAGTACTCTTCGCATCTCTAATCATGACACCTTCATATCCACGTGAAGTGAAAAGATCGTGATACGTTTTCACACTGGATTTCTTTTTGACCAGGAATGTATCAATACTAATACAATCCATTCGTTCTTCAAATGTTAGTTCGGGACGTTCAAGATCAAAGTAATCAAAAATATGAAACTCAAGATCTTTGGGATTTGTCTTGAATAGACTCGTAATTTCTTCAAATGTTTTATCAGGTGCATAACACTCACCATCTAACCATTCACCATCTCGGAGTCCATTAGAAAGATGATCAAGACCTGCTACAACTTTACCAGTTCTAGAAAAGCAACCTTTTTTAGACACAAGTAGACGAACACCATCAATTTTGGGTTGAACATAGAAGGGCTCTGATATATACTTATTGCGATCCTCCCATTTGTTTGCGAGCATAGGCAACACTTGGTTGCACTTGGTATACTCATTATTCCACATAGTTTGTGCACGAGACACCGCCCTTTCATAGCCAGTCTTTATATTGGTTCGTGACTTAATAGATTTATCACTTCCCACAATACCAGTGACCTTCACAATGTCCGAGGTTCCATCCTTTAATTCTTCAACCCTGATATCGATGTAACGATCACGGTTATGTTTATCTTGTTTGATAAGGCGGTCCATTATACGTTTGAATAATTTCTCAACTTTAAATAGATGTCTTCACTTCCAGTTGTAAATTATGGTAGAATGGAGCGACTTAGGCCACCAGAACGCACAAATGTGCCTATGAACACAAACACATTTGCAATAGGGTTTATAATTTTATGTTTATTGGGTCTGTATAGAAGATATATCACGATTAATCAACAGCGTGAACAATATTATACTTTAGACACTTTGATGCCGACAAATAGAGGTCTTTCTTCATCAATTTCTTAAACTTCTTCTCTGGAATATCAGTTTTATCCATGTACATCCTCTTAAGATTCTTCATAAGTTTCTCACAATTTTTCATTTCATTCTTGAGATCTTTGTACTCCCCCCAAATCTCAGTTGAAATCTGGTGAATCAGAAGGTATGCATTCTTCCCCATGCGACGCTCCGATCCACCTAAGAACATAAAAGTAGCCGCTGAGCAACAAGAACCTTGTGCGATAGTGATAACTTTAACCCTAGACTTCTCTAAGATATTCATGAGAGCAAACCCAGAATATACATCACCACCTCCACTCATGATATGAACACGAATCTGTGGTTCATAACCAATAAGATCAGCTTTTTGTTTGAGTAGATGAATCTCCAATTTCTTAAAAGCCTCAACAAACTCTAGTGTATTCTCAGGAGTAATATCTCCATAAAAAAGAATTTCGTTACCGATAGTCTTAGTGCATTCGGAAACTTCTTCCTCTTCTTCAATAAGTTTTTCTTTGTTCATAGGCATTCTTCAGTGCTTTCTTTACTCTTGTTACGTCCCTCTGTTTTAACCTATTTCCTACCGCTAAATGATTCATCACATCAAAATCTTGTGGGGTTAAACCATATTCCATCATAGGTTGCATATCTCCATTTTCTGCATACTTCCTTATCAAAGATAAATCATCTATACACAAGTTGTGACCACCACGTTTTTGAATCTCTTTATACTTTTGATTTCTCATCCGAAAATTTCCAAACTTTGTCCAACAACTCCCGGGTCTAATAGTATCCTTATTCAATATTTCACCAAGTGCAGACTTTGGTATCACGAGGGCGTTGAGTATGAAATAAGGCATTAGATGCCAATCACCCATTGTGTACATTTTTGTGTCGTACACATCAGCATCAGAAAACGCATCGGCTGTAGCTGTCACATCTACACCCTTAGAATCTAAGTAATTCTCTTGAAATATATCCCATATATGACCATGTTCGTGTATTGAATCTGGGATACCTATAGAACATGGGTCACTTAGAATACTCTTAATATAATCTTTAGGTGATTTGAAAACATCCTTGTCATCAAAACCATCTAAATATGTAAAAAAATCCCGAATGTTACCATTACATCTAATTGCTGCATTTTCTGCAAGTGAAGATCTATCTTCCGTGAGGGTTAATAATCTATCGGGTTTATGTCTGGGTATGAAAATAATTTCAAAGTTGGGGAACATACACATATTTATTGAGGTCACGACTAATGATCCTCGTGTCACTCTCCCCCCATCAGAAACTTTTTCTATGATAGATTTGAAATCCGAATCATAGTCTTCAATAAATGCATGTTTTGGTGCATTTTGTATGAACGCCAGAAAAGGTGATTTAGACTTTAGATGATCTTTTTCTATTTCTATACTATTTATTTCGTCAAGTACAGACTTTATTAAATAGGATTTGCCAACACCAGTTGAACCACATATAAATACATTCTTCCGTTCGGAAATATATTTCTTCAACAATTCAATTTGTTTATTGTGAAGTGTGGTAACAGGCTCCTCTTTTTTTTGTTTGATTATTTTAATGAAAGAGTCCATTGATGATCTTACTAATGAAGCGATAGATTTAGTGCTAGAGAATAGCGCACTACAAGAACGTATCGTAAAACCTTTAAAAAGGAAAATTTTACCATATGCAGTGTGTGCCGCTTTAACTAATATTGCTGTCCTTATTCTTTTGGTATACCTTGCTCAACGTCTGTCTCTTCTTCAGACTCCTCAGATTTAGCGTCTTCCTCTTCCTCCTCCTCCTCCTCCTCCTCCGAACCCAATTCCTCGAGTAATTTACTTTTTTCTTGATATTCATTCTTTGATCGTACCAGCTCTCCAATTTTACTGAAGGGACCACCCTTTGTAATAGACTCTGGTACACTCGCACGTTTATACTTCGGAATTGCACGAACATCTAGGATTTCTGGTTTTGTAAATGTGTTATTCAGGGGGTATTGCTTTTCAAAATCATTCAGGATACTTGTTGGAATGGAAGGTGACTGTTCTATTAGACGATCATATTCAGCTTTACATGTGTTTACAAAATCTAAACCATCTGAATAACGTTCTCGTCGGGCCAAAGCCAACATGAGACGGATATTTCTAGATAGAAGACCATATGATAACGCGGCCGCCTTGTGATTCTCCATCAACTCATTAATCTTTAAGAAATTTGAAATCGTCGCTACGAGACCAGCAATCAAGTTAAGACCACCAATGATAGATGGAACTGCACCTCTGACTGATTCTGGAAATTGATCTTGCGCAAAGTTCGCTGTACCAGTAAGAGTTGAGAGAACAATAACAGGCAAAGTAAACCGCATTGATAACGACTTGTACATGAGGTACGCCCTGTGATTCATGAACCTATAACACCCAGACGCCTCACCCCACTGACGTAATATATTTTCATGCTGATCATTCCAACTGTTTTCCCTTAGCTCGAGTTCTTTTTCTTTCAGAGCTGATGTAGACATACCGCTAAAATTTTCTACACTCATCTTATAGTAGATGAATATAATATTTTGGATTCATCTTGTTTTTCTCATAGCTATTCTCGTGATCCCCTTCACAAATGACAGGCGCAACCTAGAGTTTTATTCAATTCTAATCCCATTCTTATTTTATCATTGGTCGGTAAATGATGATACATGTGCGTTAACGCAAGCTGAGATGTATGTAACTGGTCAACAAAAAGAGGAAACTTTTATGCACAGAGTCGTGTCTCCTGTATACAAAATGGATGACACAGATGCCAACAACCTCACAAAAACAGTATTCTTCGTGTTATGGGCTATTGTACAATATCGTCTTGGACGTTTTGATATGTTTATAAACGATTTCAAAGATATCACGGGTGGTAAAGTTCCAAAATGATATAAAGATTTTGAACCAGTAGTAGATATAACATGAGTAACTCTCTTTACGAATACAAACAGCACGAACAAAATCTCGGTCGCCTTTGTATTGAAAAAAATACATTGGAAAGAAATTACATGAAATCTGCTGATCTCATTGAGAGGGATTTAGAGGGATTTGATAGGCGTATCAGTATGGCGAAGTCTGACATTAAGAGGGAAATACTCAAAAAACAGTATCAATATCTTTATCAAATGACCAATAAACTTGATGTAGATTTTACCACCCAGAAAGGTGAGTTTGAAGAAATAATTGAGGAGACTAAAGGGCGTATGGTAATTCTCAATGAGCAGATTAAGGGTGAGAAGAACTCTCTGGACTATAATATTGATCAGCTCAAGGAGTATATGAATAACCCAGGTACATACAATATGTCTCAAGTTTTAGAGAAGATTGTAAACTCTCTAGAGATTATCCGGGATAAAAAGAAGAAAAAGAAGTCTACTTCTTCTGCATGAGTTCATGAACACGTTTCATAAACTCCTTATTACGACGCACGGAAGGATCTGCTTTGATAATTCTGAGTAAAGCAGCTGATGGTATCTTTGGACTGTTACCTCTAGGTTTGGGGGTGGGCTTTAATTTTTTACGCGCACTCTGAATCTGTTTCGTGGTTGGCATTATATTTTAGGTAAATATTTAAACTGGTCAAATGAGTGAACTGATATCTTAAAGTTATGATACAAAATCATACACAATGCATCTGCTATGTCATGCTTCCTCTCATAAGGAATCTCTTCTTTCATGTGTTTACGGGCTATTTCTACAGTCCTATCCTTTCTCTCGTCATAGTTTAGGTGTCTCATACCAAAATGAACATGCATACTCACAGGTGAAACAAGTACAACTTTATCTCTGAACATGTAATTTAAAAGTACCTCAACATTTGTAAAACCACCCGGTGGTTGTCTCTCTATTAAGATTGTATCTGCACTATCAAATATATCTCTATGATCATCCACCATAAGGGGTACGAGGTCAACTATACCATTTGTTTGAATATATTTATAATCTTCTAGACTTACCTTCTTTATATATTTCACATCAATCTTTGGTCCATTCCCACACTCGGCGACAACGAGACCCATATTGTGGTACCCAATATCTATGGCGAGTATCTTCATGTCTTTATATAAAAGATTTTCCTTAACTATAGTAATGAAGATTAAGAACAAGACAAAAACTCAAATCATGTGGGTTGCCCTCATTGTTCTCATACTTATCGTTGGGTACATGTACAAAAATCCTAAATTGGTTGAAGTTCCAGTAGACGTCCCCGTTCCTGTGATGCCGATTCAACCCAGATTTATGCAACGTCAAGAGAGGCCCCGTAGTCCAGAGTTTAGACAAGCACCTATCAAGCAGTACAAACCTGGTCATATGCAGCAGATGGGTATCCTTATAGGGGAAGGTGATGAGACCCTACCCCTCTACGGTAAAGAAGTTAGGGGCCGACGTGACCGCTATAATTACTACACCACAACTGGTGGCGAAAACCTATACCCTCTCCCAGTGAGCCACGACTCGCGTGATTGTATGGAGGATATTGGATGCCAGGAACTATATGGAAATGAAGCAGTCTCAGTGACTGGTAAAACTGGTTCATTCAATGTTAATATGTACAGAACAGATGATTTTTTCTAA